ATGTTCCTGGTCGAGGCGGCCGAACGCGTCGCCGCGGTGAAGGACGTCATGGTCGGCGACATGCCAGGCGACAACACGTCTGGCATCACCACGCTGGCCGTCATCGAGCAGGGCCTGAAGGTCTTCAGCGCGATCTACAAGAGGATCCACCGGTCCCTCGGCTACGAGTTCCGCAAGCTGTACCGCCTCAATCGCATTCACCTCGCCGCCGAGCAGGGCTTCGGCAAGAACAAGAACTGGGAGATCATCAAGCGGGAGGACTACGAGCTCGGCAGCGGCGTCGAGCCGATCAGCGACCCGCAGATGGTCACCGACATGCAGCGCATGGGCCGCGCGCAGTTCATGCTGACCTTCAAGGACGATCCGCGGTGCGACGGCCAAAAGATCATGGTCGAGGCCTGGAAGGCGGCGATGATCCCCAATCCGGACAGTTTCCTGGCCAAGAATCCGTCTCCGCCGCCGCAGGTCGCGCTCAAGTCCCGCGAACTCGACATCCGTGAGAAACGCGAAATGACCGATCTTGCCTTGCGTGCCAGCCACGATAAGGCAATGATGATCCGAGAAGTGGCGCAAGCCGAGTTGTATCTGGCGCAAGCACGCAAGCTGGACAACGATGCGCAACTGGACTGGGTAGAGCAACACCTGGCAGGCTTGAAGGTACAGATCGATGCCCTCGGTGCCATCACCGACGCAAACCAAGCCGCAGCAGGTGCGGGCGACGGAGCAGCAGGAGGTTCCCCAAATCCTGGGTGAACTGGCTCCCGAACAGTTCGCAGCATGGCGGCATCACCCGGTAACCAAGCTGGTATTCGACCACTATCTGGTGGATTTCCGCGCCAATCTTGAGCGTGGCATCCTCAATAGCTGGCTCGCTGCCAAGCTGACCCTCCAAGCCGAGCAGGAGTCGAAGGGGTACATTCTGGCCAGTCACATGGTCCAGGGCCTCACGCTCGATAAGATCCTCGCGTTCTACAATATGCCGATCGGCGATGCCGTAGGTGCCAATCTGCGCAGGCCGGCGCCGAACGCGGCGGGCTACTGATGCGCGCGCCTCTCCCGCCAGATGGCCGAATCGCGATCGGCGTGCTGCTTGGCACCGTGTTCTGGATCGTCGTGCTGGTGCTGCTGTGGAGGTGGCTTTGACGCTTGCTGAGGCCATCCTGATCATCGAGAACAAGTTCATCGTCCACCACGAGGTGGGTTACCCGATCCAGTCCTACGACCAGCAGGACAAGGCGATCGACACCGGGGCGGTCAATGCGTCCATGGCACCGTGCGGCGAGCCCTACGTCACCATCACCAGCGGCGGCCTGAAAGAGCACGGCGACCAGATCGCCATGTGGTTCGCCAGCGAGTCGAAGGCGGTCTACGAGTGGCACCTGTTCGTGCTGGACTATGCCGCCGAGGTAGCGCCGGGCGACGAATGGATGAGCCTGCACCTATACTGGCGGCAGCCGCCTGAGTTCACCATGCGGGACTATGTCGCGGTCGACCAGGCTGCCATCCTTCAGGCGCATCCGGAGCGCGGCGATGAGATCATTCTGCACCTCGGCACGGTATGGAGCCGGCTGCTGATCACCAAAACCAGACCCGACGGGAGCGTTGCTGATGGCTGAAAAGTGGACAGCGTGCGCCACACCTGGGCCGGAGTTGGTGGCTGAGATCGTCGGTAAAGAGGTGACCCTGACAATGCGGTTCGCCTCGCACTATGAAGCGATCGAGTTCTACGACAAATGCGTGCAATCCTGTCGAGCAGGGAACTTCACGCTGGAGCTTGGAGTGAAAACGAATGGCCGATGACGAACTGACCTTCGCGAGCGGTGCCAATGATCAGATGACCGAGCGCGGCATGTCGAACCAGTTCGGCAGCTACACCATGGCGCAGTACGACGGCACCAATAGGTGTGGCTGGCAGCCGTTGTGCGACAAGGTGCTGGTGCTCGCTGACCAGCCGGCTCCCTCGCTGAACTGGACCGATGCCGATGGTAAGGCGATTGAGTTCGTGCTGACCGACAAGACGCAGGAGGATGCCGGCTTCGCCGCCATCACCGGCGTGCTGGTGGCCGTCGGTCCGCAGGCGTTCGCCTACGATTCGCACCGCGTGGTGCACTGGGAAGGCAAGCGGCCGCAACCCGGCGACCGGGTGACGTTCCGCAAGTATGCCGGCCAGATGTACACCGGGCGCGATGGCCTCGGTTACCGCATCATGGAGGATCGGCTGATCGACGCGGTCGAGGTGGCTGACGTGCCTCCGGAGTAGCATTTCCGTGCCCTGATCGCGTCACCGCAGATGCAGTCAGGAGTGGTTGAATGTCTGGTACTGAGCAGCGTACCGTTGAAGGCGAAGGCGGCGGCAACGCCGGTGGCGCCGGCGAGGGTGATCCCGAAACCCGGGCCCGTGCGTTAGGCTGGCGCCCGAAAGAGCAGTTCACCGGAGATCCGGAGCGCTGGCTGCCAGCCGAGCAGTTCCTGCAGCGCGGCTACGAAAGCCCGGGCATGATGCGGCAGAACCTGCATCGGCTGACCGACGAGATCACTGCGGTCCGCAACCAGAACCTCGAACTACGCCAGCGCGTCGACGAATCTGTGCAGGTGGTGACCGATCTGACCGGCCTCGTGCGCACCGCCGACAAGCGGGCCTACGACAAGGCGCGGCAAGAGTTGCTCGCCGAACGTGAAAAGGCGGTGCAGACCGGCGACACCGATGCCTTCAACAAGGTCGATGGCAACCTGCGGGAACTGGAAAAGACGGCACCGGTCGAACCGACACGCGCCGCTCCGGATCCCACCAAGCCGCTTCCCCACCAGCCGACACCCACCGGTCAGCCGGGCAACATGCCAGCCGAAGTGCGAGCCTTCTACGGCCGCAACGCTTGGTACAACAGCGGGATGCACACGGAACTGGCTCGGGAGGCCGATGCCATCCATGTAGGGCTGCTCAACACCCGGAAGGACCTGAACCTTGAACAGAACCTCGCCGAAGTGGAGCGGCGCATCCAGCAGTTCTTCCCGCAGTTATGGGCTGCCGCGAACGGTCGCACCACGATGCCGAACAATGGCGATGGTGGCGACGGTGGGGGCGGTGGCCGGGCGGCGGACACCAGGCGGGACGTTGTGAGCGACGTCAGCCCGAGCGGCGGTGGCGGAGGTGCGACCCGCCGCGGAGACCGCAACGCGCGGAACTGGGACAATATGCCGCAGGAATCGAAGGTGGCTTACGCCCGATACGCCAAGCAGCTTGAGGGCAAAGGGCAACCGCTGACGAAGGAAGAGTGGTCCCAAACCTACTGGGAACAGTTTGAGGAGACTGTGTGATGGCATTGCGCGACATGATCGCAGGCGAGACCAACGATGCGCGGACGGCGGCAACCAGCGCTGCCCTCGGCCGGTCGACCACCGGCTTCTCTGGCCGGCACACCGAAATGCCAGAGCCTCTCGCCGGGCGCTTCGTCGAGGCACCACGAGTCGCCCGAATCGGGGGCGATGAATCCGTCCAGCAACAGCAGTTCGCTGATCAGCCGCCCCTGCCGCGCCGTCCCGCACCGCAGGAAGGCGAGCGCGTTCCCTTCGAGGATGCCGAACTCAAAATGGCCTGGCCGTCCCGCCCGGGATACCGCCGATACTGGTTCAACGACGTTCCAGGGCGCATCATGCGGGCCAAGCGGGCCGGCTATACCCACGTCATTGACAGCGACACCGGGGGCAACGCGGAGGTCATTTCCGACAAAACCATCCAGGGCGGCCGAAAAAGCTACTTGATGGAACTGCCAATGCCGTTGTATCAGCAAGATATGGCTCGCAACGCTGCTCGTGTGCAGGCGGGCCTCGACCAGATCCGATCAGGCCAAGCAGGCCCCGGCGCTGGTGACAACCGCTACATCCCAAGCACCGGGATTAGCATCACTCACGGGGTAGGCAACCGCCGCTAGGCACAGTCCAGCGCGTCAGGAGCTTTCCCACCCCGTTTCCTGTCGCTCCCGTCGGAACAGCATCTCCCCCAGAGCGAAACGCAGCCAAGAGGCTCTTCTGAGCCTCCTCGGCGCTTTCCCTTTTCAACATCCCGGGGGCTATCCCGATGGCCAATGCGAACACCCCTTTTGGGCTGCGGCCCATTTCGTATATGTCCGGCGCTCCATGGGGCGGTGCCGCGCGCACGTACTATGTGCCGGTCGGCAATTCGACCGCGCTCTACTTCGGTGACCCGGTCAATCTCGTGGCGGCATCCTCGGACGGCAACGGCATTCCGACCGCTGAGATCGCGACGGGTGGGTCGGCACATCAGATCCTCGGCTCCTTCGTCGGCATCTCGAACAACGCCGGCCTCGCCACCATCCCGCTGCTCCAGAGCCAGACCCCCTATCTCGCGGCCGGGCAGGCGGCGTACATCTACGTCACCGACGATCCGTTCCTGCTCTACGAGGTCCAGGAAGACTCGGTCGGCGGCTCCATCACCTCTGACAACGCTTCCAGCGCCAACGCGAACCTGATCGCCGGCGCTGGCAGCACCGCCACCTCCGAATCCGGGTGGCTGCTCGACAGCTCCACTGTCGGCCACGGCGGCAGCGATCCGACCTTGCAGGTCCGCATCATCCAGGCCCTGCAACAGGTCGACAACGCGATCGGCAACTATTGCAAGTGGCTGGTCAAGATCAACCAGGGCGTCTCCGCCTTCACCAACCCGAACTCGGGCGGGACCTGATCGCGGCCGGATAGCGGTCAGCACTGAAACATAGGAGAGCGGTATGCCCGTGATCACAACCGGAAGTCATCCTAAGGCACTTTGGCCCGGGATTCGGGCCTGGTGGGGACGCAGCTACAGCGAGCACGTCCCCGAGTATCCGGACCTGTTCGAGATCGACACTTCGGACAAAGCCTACGAAGAGGAACCGGAGATCACTGGGTTCGGCCTGGCGCCGGTGAAGCCGCAGGGTCAGCAGATCTTCTACGACACCGAGGTCCAGGGACCCGTCTCGCGCTTCACGCATGTGGCCTACGCGCTCGGGTTCATCGTGACGTTTGAGGAACTGAGGGACGATCTGTACGAGGTGGTGGCCAAGCGGCGCGCGCAGCAGCTTGCGTTCTCCATGCGACAGACCAAGGAAAACGTGCTGTCGGCCGTCTACAATCAGGGCTTCAACAGCAGCTTCCCTGGCGCCGACGGCGTGTCACTGTTCTCGGCATCGCACCCGACCCTCTCAGGCAATCAGTCGAACCTGCTGACGGTGGCCGCCGACATCTCCGAACTCGCGATCGAGGACATGGTCATCCAGATTATGAACATGACCAACAACCGCGGGCTGAAGATCAGCGGTCTACCTCTCTCGCTGAACGTGTCGACCAGCCAGTGGTTCGAGGCCAATCGCATCTACCACTCGATCCTGCAGAACGACACGGCGAACAACGCCATCAACGTGCTGCGGGCGACCGGCGCCTTCCCGAAGGGCATCAAGGTCAACCACTACTTCTCGTCGGCGACGGCCTGGTTCATCCGCACGAACATCCCCCGCGGGATGCAGTACTTCGAGCGCGACAAGATCACCTTTGATCAGGACAACGATTTCGACACAAAGAACGCGAAGGCAGCCTGCTACGAGCGTTATTCGGCCTTCTGGGCCGATTGGCGCGGTGCCTTCGGAACGCCCGGCGTCTGACGCTCGAGGTGTTCATCGCCGGCGGCAATGGTGCCGTCGGCTATCCCGGCGCCGCTGGCTTCGGCCGGCGGCATCCTTTTGGGGAAGGACTGATCCATGGCTGAGAAAGAGGGCGGACACGGCGCCGAGCACAAGATGGCTGAGGTGCACGTCCACCATCACCATCACCACCACCACGCTGGCGGCAAGAAGGCCGCGATGCACGAGGGTGGCAAGAAGCATCACGGCGAGTCCAAGGCCGAGCACAAGATGGCTGGCCGGAAGGGCGGTAAGGCGGAGGCTCGCAAGAAGGAGCACCGCAAGGCCGAACACAAGAAGGCCGAGCACAAGAAGAAGTAGGCCAACGCATTTTTGCGTCGGCTGAATATCCCTTGCTGATCGGCGGATCATTGCGCATTCTCCGCTGCACCAGAGCAGCGGTGGATGGGTTCGATGTATGTGTTGAGGCTGGACTACAAGAACGGCAGGCGGTCCGAGTATGTCTGGGCGAACGGTCCGGACGGCGGTCTCGGCCAGGCCAAGGCCAATTACGACGTCGCGAAGGACTGCATGGCGCGCGGCGCCTTTGGGTCCATCACGGATGAGGCTGGCCGTGAGGCCGGCGTCCGCGGCACCGAACTGATCTCCGTCGAGCTTGGTGACCCGGCGATCGAGGCGCAGGTCGGCTACCTGCTCCAGGGCGAGCTGCAGGCCGTGCACGCGAAGTATGGTCCGCCTCCTGCTCCTGCACGGGAGCAGCAAGGGCAGTGGCCACCGGCGCCGGTGGAGGACAACGGCTACCAGCCCGCGATCGGCGGTGGTCCAAGGTTCGCCGCGTGATGGCCACGCATGAAGGACTGCCGGTCGCCGGCTACCATTCGCAGAATGATTCAGCGATCGAACTGGTCAACAAGAACAAGGTGATCGAGGAGCAGGTGCTGCGCATCATCGACGCTGCGCAGAAGAACGGCTTCGGTGATCCTCGGTGGCTGGCCATCGCGCGCACTGACATCGAGAAAGCGTTCATGGCACTGAACCGGGCGATCTTTCAGCCGGGCCGGATCAAGCTGCCAGGGGATCCTGACTGACCAATTTGGAAAGGTGTGAAAATGACGGCAACGATCAACGTGACGGCCAATGGCCACGGTAGCTTCACGATTTCCGGCAACACCGGGATCGCGGCGGCAACCATGGTCGGGCTCAGCTTGTCCTACGTCGGCGGTGTGAATGACGGCAAGACTGGCCCAAGTGTGGTCCTGGCGACGGATACCAGTGGCAATTACACATGGACCACGCTGACCCCAAGCGGGACCATGCAAGCGAACTTGTTCCCGATGCAGCCGAGCAACGCCGAGGTATCGAGCGCGCCGCCGTTCCACACCTGAAGTCTCGCTTGCTGCCTTCCTGACATTCCGCCTATGGTGCGCATGCGCGAGAGCAGCCGCGTTCCCTCCCCTTGTGTCCCAAGCGTGGGTAAGCGTCGGTGCGAATCCGGCGGGCACTGCACCGGAGTACGCGCACCATGGGCTTCACCAATTTCCCCAACGGCATCACCTCGCTTGGCATCCCGACCTTTGGCACGGGCGGCATCCCTCCGTTCACCGGCAATTACTTCTTCGTCGAGGAGGTGACGACTGCCGGCGTTGCGGCCGGACAGGGCACCGCGCAGTCGCCGTTCAACACGCTGGACCAGGCGCTCGCACAGTGCGTTGCCGGCAACAACGATGTGGTGTTCCTGATCGGCACCGTGCACGTCACGGCGACGGTGGCCTGGAGCAAGAACAACACGCACCTGATCGGCCTGTGCGCGCCATCCGATAATGACCGGGCCCGCATCTCCGCCTCGGGCGCCACCGTCTTCACGCCGCTGGTCAATGTCACCGCGTCCGGTTGCATCTTCATGGACATTGCGACGTTCCATGGCTTCGCCAACGCATCGGCGCAGATCTGCTGGGCTGAGGCCGGGGGCCGGAACTTCTACCAGGGCTGCCAGTTCCTCGGCATGGGCAATGCGACCGCAGCGGCGCAGACCGGCGGCCGTTCGCTGACCATCGCGGGGAGCGGCGAGAACAAGTTCTACGACTGCACGATCGGCCTGGACACGATTTCCCGTGGCGTGGCGAATGCCTCGCTCGAGCTGTTGTCGGCGACGCCGCGAAACGTCATGCGCGGGTGCATCTTCCAGATGCTGGCGAGCGCCAGCACGCCGCTGCACATCACCGTCGGCTCTGGCGGCATGGATCGCTACCTGCTGTTGGACAAGTGCTCGATGATCAACTGCGTGGACTCTGGTGGCAGCACGATCTCGGCGGCCATTGTCGCGAACGCGTCTGCTGGCGGCACTGTGCTGGTGCAGGACGGCTTCAGCGTCGGGGCCACTGCGATTGCGACCACCGGGCCGGTCCGCGGCACCGGCAACATCCCGACGGCCACCACCTCCGGCATTGCCATCGCGCTGACCTGATAGCCGGATAGGAGGCGAAGACATGCGTCCTGTCACGATCACCGTCACGAACACGGGCACGTCGGCGCCTGTGATGATGGACGCGCTCGCGTGCCCGTTCAACGTGGGGATCGGGTGCGTCATCTCTGGTGCACCGGTCTACAACGTCGAGCACTCCTTTGAGTATCCGCCGGCGAACTGGTTCATCAATGCCAATATCAACGGCGGCACGATCAGCGCGGACACCAACTATATGTTCCCGGTTCGGGCGATTCGACTGCATATCACCGGCGTCGGCAATGCCACCGACAGCGTCACCATGACGATCCTGCAGGGCAGCAACTCGGGGTAACATGACAAGCTCCGTAACCCTCACCGGCTCCGGAGTCTCGCTTCTTGGTGTCGGCGTCGCGCTTGGTGGCGAGGACGTGCCGCTCGGGACGCTGGTCATTTCGCCGGAGCCTGCGGCCGCTCCTGCCAGTTCGACGCTGCTTGTGCTTGGCGTCTACGCGGTGGCAGCGCCATCTGGCGTGACCGGCAAGTGGAATCCAGGCAACATTTCATCGACGGTCACTGGTTTCTCTACCGGCATACAGAATACTTGGTCGGCGACGTTCTCCACGCCGGCGGCTGGGACCTATACGCTCACGGTTACAGGGACGGGCTCCAATACGGGAACGGCGACCAGCACGCCTGTGGTGATAAGCTGATGGCAGACGACCGCCATTATGTGCCAGGCGACAACTATATTTTGGACGATTTAAGCGGGTTCAAAATTCGTGCCCGTAAGGCGCGCATCATTCCTGGCGGACAGACTGGCAAACTGGCGGTAGCGCCATCCAGGTGGGAGCCGCAGCAACCGCAGGATTTCGTCCGTGGCGTACGGGACGATCAGACCGTCGCTCTGTCCCGGCCGCGGCAGGTCAATCAGTTCACGCTGGTCGGGACAACGGTAGCGGCGCCCTCGGCGCGCGGCACGCGGTTCATAACGGTGGCGAGCAGCGCGGGCTTCACTGCGGGCAACGTGATCCAGATCATGCTGGACAGCGGCGTGAACTTCCTGACGGCCATCGCGGCGATCAACGGGAACGTCTTCACGATCCCGCAGAATTTGCCATTTTCGGTGGGCAGCCTGTACGGGGATCCGATCGAGAACAGCGTGCTTCTGCGGAAGGACCTGGTGCTGCCGGTGGTGTTCGTGCTCGGTGAGCCCGGGCAGGACATCTTTGGGTTCAACGTGCTCGGATGACAAACTTCGTCGACGGCGAGACGCTTACTGCGGTTGACCTGAATGCAGCCTTTGCCGGCGTCACGCCTCCGTCATCTGACCTTTTGGGCGGCACCGGATCGGCCTTTGTCCCGATCGTGGTTGGGTCTGGCCTCGTACTGTCGGGGAGCACGCTGACCGCGACGGGCGGCTTGATCAGCTTTGGCAACGGGCTTGTCGAAAGCAGCAACACCGTGTCGGTGCGTGCCGGTGTCGGTCTGGATTTCAGTGGCAATACGCTGATCGCCAACTGGCAAGAGGGGCCTGTCGCCAGTTTTGCCAATGGCGTCACGGTCGATGCTGGCACACTGAAGGTCCAGTGGAGCGCTGGCACCGTCATTGCGATCGGGACAGGCCTGTCTTCGTCTGGGGGCACCCTGACGGTTACCGGGGGCACCGGTAGTGTCACGTCTGTCGTTGCTGGCTCTGGCCTTGCTGGGGGCACAATCACGACGGCTGGTACTGTCAGTATCGCCGCGATCACGGCGACCAGTCTGTTCGGCAATGCGGGGACTGTTGCGGCGGTGCCGGCTGCGGTTGCGATCGGAAGCGGGTTGTCCCTCTCAACAGGTGGCACGCTGACAGCGACCGGGTCTGGTGGCTCTGTCACCAGTGTCATCACGAGTGCGTCGCCATACCTAACCGCAGGGACAATCACTTCGGCCGGGACGATTACGTAGGCCTCCGCAGCGGCTTCGACGCTGATCGGGAATGCAACCACGGCTAGTGCGGTGCCCACGGCCGTCCCTATTGGGTCTGGATTGGCTTTCAGTAGTGGGACTCTGACGGCCACCGGTTCTGGCGGCTCGGTGACCAAGGTGTCTACGGCGACGCCAATCGCCGGCGGTGACATCACCACGGCAGGCACCATCAGCTTGAACAGTGGCGCCGGGTTGCACGTCACCAGCGGGACGCTCCTGGCGGACTGGAGCGGCGGCACGGTTACCTCGGTCGGCACCGGGCTTGCCATAACGAGCGGCACGATCGCTGCTACGGGCACGGCTGGCGTGTCGTCCGTCGTCGCTGGCACCGGGCTGTCAGGCGGAACCATCACCAGCACCGGCACAGTGGCGCTGGCGACGCGCACGGCCAGCACGCTGATGGGTAACCCGGGGACTGCGGCGGCCACGCCGAGCGACGTAGCGATCGGGTCTGGGCTTTCCCTTTCGACTGCCGGAACGCTGACAGCAACCGGCAGCGGAGGTTCTGTCACCAGCGTTGTAACGAGTGCATCGCCCTATCTGACTGCGGGCACGATCACCTCGGCTGGCACGATCACGGCGGCATCTGCCGCGGCGAGCACTCTGATCGGCAATGCCACAACAGCAAGTGCTGTTCCTACCGCTGTGCCAATCGGTTCCGGCCTCGCGTTCACCAGCGGCACCCTCACGGCGACAGGATCGGGCGGCACGGTCACCTCGGTGGTTTCTGGGGCTGGTCTGCATGCAGGCACGATCACCACGTCTGGCACCCTGCTGGCGGACTGGAATGGCGGGACCGTGGCGGCCCTGGCGACCGGTCTGTCGATCTCCTCGAGCACGTTGACGCCCCAGTGGCAGGCAGGCTCGGCGTCCACGCTGGGCGGCGCTCTGGCCATCAACAGCGGCACCATCAGTCCGCAGAACCAGGGCACACTCACGCTCTCCGGCACCACGACGGGTACGATCAATCCGTCCGGCGTCGACAGCTTCTTGGTCAACAACGGGACGGCCGCTGGCACCATCGCGATTTCACCGGGTTTTCAGGGGCAGCGACTGCGTGTCGAAATCAAGCAGGGTGCGACGGCGCACACGATCACGTTCACCAGCACGGTCAGCTTTGGCACCACGGTGACCAGCTACACTGCGACGAACACCGCCAGTGCGCGTGATCTCTGCCAGCTGTTTTGTGTCGATGGGACGAGTTGGGCATTCGCCGCAGTGAGCCAAGGATTCACGATATGACGGACTTTCTCAATGAACCGGGCACAAACGGTTTAATTCAAGCTAAGTTCAGTTTGATGACGACTGAATTAAATACGCTGAGTAACGGAGCAGTGGTAACTAGCAGCGTTAATGGCTCATCGGGCGTGTTTACACAGACGAATTGGAGCAATGCGGCGTGGGGTGGGATGCAATTCTCATCCGGTGGGGCTTTTACGCCAACGGCGGGCGGTCTTCTTGCTGTGTGGTTTCTTCTATCGGAAGATGGCGGTTCGACTTTTGAGGCATTGATCTCTTCGGCATCGACAACCATCCCGGCATTGGGGCGGCCTCCGGACGTTATCATTCCGACATACGAAGGCGGCGCCGCGTGGGCTTCGGGGAATATTCGTGCGGCGCAAGGCCGGTATTTCAAGACCCCCTGGGAGACCCACAAGATCGTCGTGCAGAACCTGTCCGGCGTGTCGTTGCCGTCGTCGGGCAATGTGCTGAGCGCAACCGGCATGGCAATCAAGTACTAGGTATTTTGATTCATGCAACTGCCAATCATAGGTCGGCGTGGCTGGTATCCAGGGGGAACCTGGAGGCTGAACCGTGGCCATCCTCTGGCTGCGGGGATAACCTGCGCTTGGGTTCCGACTGGACGTTATACGGGCAGTTTGGTTGGAACCAATACCGTTGTAGAAAGCCTACCAGGAAACCCTATTTTTGGTGGATTTGCTTTCACACCGAAGGGCTTTGGGCGTCAATTTGGTCAAAATCAAGGACCTACAATAACAATAGGGTCAACTGCTCAATTATTTTCGTCCACGGCTGCAACTATACTCATAATTCGCAGGGTATGGCCGGGTTCTGGTAGCTCTGTCCCGTTGGGTTTCAACACAGCCACGGTGGCACAAACGGTTCATTGTTGGCTGCCGTTTAGTGACAACACCGTGTATTGGGACTTTGGCGGACAATCAGGTTCCAATCGTATAACTTATACGCCGAGCCCCGCTATTGATACTACGGTTGCTGATACATGGGTTTTCTCAGCAGGATCAAACGGCTCCTCTATTTGGCAGAACGGTATTCAAAGAGCGAGTCAAGGCAGCTCTATTAGTGCCACTTTATCCAGCAGCAATCTTTACGGCTTGATCACTAATACCAAAGATACTATAACTGGCGTAATTGTCGCGAATTTATGCTATACGTGGAATAGACAATTATCACCAAGTGAAATTGCTGCTATATCAAATGATCCGTGGCAGATTTTAGATAGCACGGATGATGATCTTGCTTCTATGCTGACGGGGCCTCTGGTGAGCAACAGCCAGATGGCTGGGATGCTCTTCGGGGGATAGATGGCAGCCACAAGCACCTCTGGCACGTACTCGTACAGCGCTTCCGTCATCAACATCCTGACGGCATCGCTCAGGCTTGCACAGATCATCGGCGACGAAGAAACGCCGACCGGCGCGCAGTTGCAGAACGGCTTCGATGCCTTCTCCGCGATGGTGGCCGGCTGGAGCGCGGCGCAGATCCATGTGTGGTGCGAGGAGGAGATGATCCTCTTCCCGCAGCCTGGTCAGGTGCTCTACAGCCTTGGTCCGGTGAGCACCGATCACGCGACGCTGTTCAATGGCCTGGCACAGACCACGCTTGCGACCAACGCAGCGGCCGCTGCAACCGTGTTGGCTCTGACGTCGGCCGCGGGCATTGCTGATGGCGATCATATCGGTGTGCAGCTTGATGCCGGCACGAACTTCTGGACCACCGTCGATGGTGCGCCGAGCGGCAACAACGTGACGCTTTTCGATGAACTGCCAAGCGCGGCAACCGCGCCTGCTTTGGTGTTCGCCTACACGACGCCGCTCATGCGACCGCTCCGGATGATGGGGTATCGGCGGTACTCGCTGACGTCGGCCGTGGCCTCGCGCTACGACGTGCCTATGACGATCTGGGCTCGGCTGGACTATCAGGCGCAACCGAACAAGTACACGCCTGGCGTGATCACCGCTGCCTTCTTCGATCCGCAGCAAGGGGAGGGGGAGTACACGTTCCCGACCGCCCAACTGAATCTGTGGCCTTCGCCGGCGGACTACACCTATGCCTTCCGCGGCACGATCCAGCGGCCGATCCAGGATCTTGGCTCGCTCGCCAGCATCCCGGACTTCCCGGTCGAGTGGAACGCGGCGCTGAAATGGAACCTCGCCATGGAGATCGGACCGCAGTACGGCACCACCACCGAGCAACTGTCGATCATCGATAAGCAGGCCACGCGCTGGTACAGCTTGGCGTCGCAGTGGGACCGGGAGCCGGAGTCCGTGCTGTTCGGGGTCGCTATGCAGCCGGGCTACAGAACGCGCTAGGGTAGCGCATGCCAGAGATCCAGTTCGCCGCGCAGGCCTACCAGACACGCTCGGCGCAGCTCCTGTCGCAGCAGTGCATCAACGCGTTCGTCGAGCCAACGCCGAAGGAAGGCAAGACGCAGCTTCCGGTCTACGGCATCCCTGGCCTGACGCTGTTCTCGCGCCAGGGCGGTGGACCGATCCTCGGCATGCACGTCTTTGATGTGCTGGACCTGGTGTTCGTCATGTCAGGTCCGGAGCTTTGGTCCGTGACCGACCAGGGGACGTCCACGCTGATCGGCACCACAAACCTCGGCGGCAGCCTGGTATCGATGGCCGACAATGGCCAGCAGCTCGTGATGGTCGACGGCGGGGCGGGTTGGGTTTACCAGCCTGGCGGCCTCAACATCGTCTCGACTTTTACCGCCGTCGCCGGAGACACGGACATCGCGGTCAACCTCACGGGTGGTGTCGGCAACGGCGATACGCTTATCATTCCGCTGGACAACGGCGCGACGTTCACCACCACCTCGTCTCAGGCCACCGGACCTGGGTTTACCACCACGTTGGCGTTGAATGATGCCCTTCCGAGCACGGTCACTGCCGGGGCGGTGATCAAAGACCCGGCGAACGTATTGGCGCAGATTGTCGCACCAGCATTCAAGCCGGCGAGCACGGTCCAGTATTTTGACGGTTACTTCGTCTTCGATGCGGCTGGCACCAGGCAATTCTTCATCTCGTCCATCAATGACGGAACGCAGTACAGCGACCTGGATTTTGCAACTGCAACCGCATCGAGCGACGTTGTCAGGGCGGTGCTGGTCTACCATGAGCAGTTGCTGATTTTATGCACGTATCACACCGAGGTCTGGTGGGACACCGGCAACGTCAACTTCCCATTCCAGCGCTACGATGCGGCGCTGATCGCCCGCGGCTTGGCCAATCCGTGGTGCGTCACCTCCGAGGACAATACCGTCTTCTGGATGGGTGACGATGGCATCTTCTATCGGCTGAACGGGTTTGTGCCGGAGCGCGTCAGCACCTTCGCGATGGAGCATGCGTGGGCGCAGTATCCGAACAAGTTCCTGGACAGCTCGTGTTTCACGCTGGATCAGGAAGGCCACAAGTTCATCGTGGTGAACTTCCCGAGCGGGCCGGCCACATGGTGTTACGACATTTCCACCAAACTGTGGCATGAGCGCGTGAGTTGGGGAACGCGGTGGGTGTGAGGCATCATGGGGTACGATCTCAATTCTCTGCTGCTGAATCCATCTCCGGCCACGGAGTCGCTGATTTCGATCAATGGCCTGTCGCCGCCCAATGAGACGTTCCCGAGTTCCTTTACGACGTTCCTGCTTAGCGGATGGTTTTGGCCTGATGGCAACAGTGCCACGCCTCGATTTTCGGCGGTGTCTGTTGCAGCAGGAACCTCGTTTTTTTACGGGTTCACGTTCGTTCTTGATCCCGGCCCCGGCACCGCAACGCTGACAACTGGCAATGGGTCGGCGGTAGCTGCCAGCAGCAATGTTGTAAACTTTACCACACCGACGATCTCTTTCGACACCTGGCTCAATGTGTTGTGTTCGGTCAATGTGGCCACAAGCACTGCGCAGCTTTACATTCAGGACGTGGCCGCGACGGTCTCGTCTCATTCCTGGGTGCAGGGATCGGTTCATTCAGATAGCGGGGCGCTCGCCGGTGTAGCCGGCCAGACATCGCTCGATCTTATGTGCATTGGCGACATTTACATGGCTGCCACTGCATCGTTCTTTGATCTGTCGGTTGTGGCGAACCGGCGCAAGTTCATCGATGAGTTTGGTTTTCCGGTCGATCTCGGCACGGCAGCCAGCAGCCCAACCGGTGCGGCGCCGCAGATTTACCTGTCGATCCGCACGCCGGGCGCAGCGTCGGAAATGCTGACCAATCGCGGGACAGGAGGCGCCGACTTTATTACAAATCCGATCTCCAGTCCCACTGTCATCGGAACGTGCGTCGAGCTTCCGCTCCCTCCTGTTCTGCTCTCGTGCGGCGCCCACACGGCGACCAGTACGACGTTCGTGTGGGAACCAAATCCATTCGGGGGGACGCCGGATCATTACAACCTGATCTACAGGAAAGAGGGCGACGTCGACTGGATTTATGCCAGTAATTTGGCCACCACAAGTTACACGGCGACCGGCCTTGAAATGAACGCTGTTTATGAGTGGCAGGTAGCTGCTCTTCGTGACAATAATCCAAGCGACTTCACGTCCAGCAGCTTCTGTTCTACGGGCACGATCCTGCCGGTACAGCCGGTGCCGAACTCGCTCCTGCGCTGGCGCGGGCAGGTTGGGGTGAACTGGAAGGGCATGGCGCTGGTCGGCGATGCGTTCGATGGCGTAGTCGGCCTGAGCGACTTCGCCAATTTCACTGAGTACGGGAACACGATGCAGTTCCTGGTCACCACCCCGCCGTTGCACGAGGACCGCAAGCGCATCTTCGTGCCGAGGTTCGAGATCGAGGTTGAAGCTGGACAGGGACTGCCGGATGATCCTGCGATGGGCGGTACTATCCTGTTGGACTGGAGCAAGGATGGCGGCGTTACATGGTCGACGCTGGTGCCGCCGCGGTCGATGGGGGCGATCGGCGAATACATCAAGCGGCTTCGGTGGCTGAACCTTGGCAACAGCCGCACTTGGGTCTTTCGGCTCCGTTGCAGTGATCCAATCCGTCGGTACATCATCGGCACCTATCTGGATCAATGGAAGGGCATCGGCTGATGTCTAGCACGACGGGCTTTCAGGCGCCGACGGAGCTCACGCCGGCAACGGGTGACCAGCCGATCTCCGCGCCGGATGGCCGTCCTACGTTCTACATGCTGTCATGGATGCAGCGCATCCAGTCGTTCCTCGGGCAGCCAGGCGGCTCCGGAGGCGGCGGCGCAGGCGGTGTGACGGTGTCAGAGCAGATCAGCATCCTTAACAGTGAGATCGCATCACTCTCCGCGCAGGTGGCGTTACCGGCCGCCGCGCAGAACCGCAAGAGCAGCATCACTGCGGAGGAGGTATTGGCCATGATGACGAATGCGCCGTCTCTTGCTGTGTCGCCGGCGACGATCGCCGCATTTCGCGCGCAAATTTGGTTCGGCAACTGATGGCGATTCTTGACGCTACAACGAAGTCGCTTCGGATCATCCTCGGCGAGGCCAAGGGAACACTGGACTGCGACATTGTCGCGTTCTGGGGGGCGCAGACCGGCACCGGTTTCCAGCCTGCCTCGAACGACTTGGTGTCGAACGGGACGACGGCCGTCACGGTGGTGCCTGCACCAGGCGCTGGCGAGCAGCGGCAGGTCAACGAGGTGCGGCTCTTCAACAACGACACGATCACGCACAACGTCACCCTGCAGTTCGACAATGGCGGCACGATCAGGGTGCTTGAGGCGACGCCGATCGCGGCCGGCGGCGAATTTCTCTACACGCCGACAAGGATCAATGAGCAATCGACTGCCAGGCCCGTCTATCTGGCGAATGCAGTCAGCAATGCGGTCACGCTGACCGGAACCTCGCAGGCTGGCGCACTTCCGATCGTGGCCGGCGATACATTCATCTCCAGCACGCCGACCAACACTGGCGCGGTAATGCCACCGATCGGCACCGTGGTTGCGACCGGAACCGTCCAGATAGGCACTGGTCTGCGGATATGGAACGCGGGCGCACATACCGGCACCATCTACGGCAATGGCGCGCAAACCATCGACACGATCGCTGGAACGATCGGCGTGCCACTTTCGGCTGGCAACCGGGCGCTGTTCGTTGCCAACTCTGCCACCACCTGGATCTCGGCGCTTCTCGGCACAATTAGTTCCTGAAAGCCTTCGCGCTTGTCCCGCTGCGCAATAATCAGGTAGGGTCGGCAGCGACGGGGCATAGCAGAGCCCCATGTTTGCAAGCCGCGAGCATGGAATCACGCATGTGTCTTCGCCGATCCAGTCCCTCCTCATTGGGCAACTCTCGACGGGTCCGATCCTGCTGTACACGTCGGCGACCGGCGTTTGGACACAGATCAGCAAGGTCACCTGCCTCAACACAGACTCGGTTTCCAGGACTGTGACCTTCTGGGTGACCACTTCGGCAGTCAGCCCGACGGACCCTTTCCTCACTACCGATGCGCAGGGGATACTGCCTGGAGGCACGTTCAATAGCCCGAATGAAGTGGGTGTTGTGCTCAATCCTGGGTATTCGATCTGGGGCGCTGCCTCCGCTCCCGCCGTGATAAACTGCAACATCTCTGGCGTGCTGACGGTGTCATCGTGAAGCACTTCAGACTCCTGCGCAGCGGCTTCGATGTTGGGCCGGTGGTCGAGCAGCTCGCGGCGCACCCGGAACTCTGGGACCAGTACCCCGCGCGCACGGCATTGGCCGGATCGCCGCACGTCGAGACGTCGGACATCTGGCTGCGGTTTCGGGATCAAGGCGAACTCGTCAGGCGCGAGGACTACGGCACGCCACACTTCGCGGTGTTCTATCCTGCGTGGTATGCGCTGCCGGCCGCGCACGCGATCGTCTTCCGACTGATGGCTGAGGTGAAGGCCGTCTACCTGGGCGGCATCCTGATCACGCGCATCCCGGCCGGGGCGTGCGTGCGACCGCATCATGACCGTGGCTCCTGGCACGCCGAGTACCTGAACACGAAGGTCTACGTCGTGCTGAAGGCGAACGATCAGTGCACCAACTGGTGCGAGGATGAGCGCGTGATCATGCGACCAGGCGACGCTTGGGAGTTCGAGAACCTCCGAACGCACGGCGTCATCAACGATGGCGACACTGAGCGTCTGGCGCTGATCGTCACCATGAGGTGCGAGCCATGAGTGACATGCCAGCAGGCCTATATGCGTGGGCAGAGCATGCCGCGCGCCTGAAGACGGCTGATGAGCAGCCGCCGAACGTCGAGATCAAGATGTGCCCTGGCCTGTTCGTGAAGCAGATGGGGCCTCTGAAGAACGGCTACGTGGTGCCCCAGCACTCTCACGCGCACGCGCACCTGTCGATGCTGGCGGTCGGCGCGGTCTACGTGTGGAAGGATGGCAAGCCGCTCGGTCGCTTCGATGCACCGACCGGTATCCTGATCGAGGCCGGCGCCAAGCACACATTCGCGGCACTGGTCGATGGCACGCTGCTCTACTGCATCCATGTCGTGGATGAAAACGGTGAACCGAAAGTCGTAGCCGAGCACCAGATTGCGGGGAGCGTGTAATGCCCTTCGGCGCTGTGGGAGCTGCTATCGGCGGTATCGGTTCGATCATCGGCGGCATTCAGAGTTCCAACGCGGCGAAGTCGTCCGCGAACGCGCAGAGTGCGGAGTTTCAAAAGTCGATCGATTTCACGCAAGGCGTCTACAACCAGGGGCAGACAAACCTCAATCCGTTCATCGGCGCGGGCACCTCGGCCCTGCAATCGCTGCTCGGATTCTATGGGTTGCCCGGCGGTAACGCGAGCGGTGCCAGCCAAGGCTTCAGTCAATTCCAGCAAACGCCGTTCTACCAATTCCCGCTCCAGCAAAGCACGTTGGCGACGAACCGAGCGCTCGCCGCGTCGGGCTTGATCGGATCCGGTGGGCAACTCCGTGACCTGTCGCAACTGAACGCTGGCTACGCAAGCCAGGGCCTGACGGGATACCTCGGTGGCTTGGGCGGACTGGTGACCGGCGGCCAGGGCGCTGCGCAGTCTCTGCTGACAGGCGGCAACAATGCAGCGAACAACCTGCTGCAGGGCTACACCGGACAGGGCAACGCGCAGGCGGCCGGTATCGTCGGCTCGAACAATGCGTTGCAAAAAGGCATTCAGAGCGGCTTGACCCCGCTCACCAACTCGCTTTTCGGCGCTCCGAACACGACTGGTACCGGCTATGCTGGAGGCTCGGTCCCGGGCACTGGCGGCTTCATCGGCAACAACGGGCTGATCGGCAAGATTACTGGATTGCTGAGCGGCGGCGGGGGCGGTAGCGCCGATGGAGGCTCGCCGTTTGGCGGCTCCTTCAGCGAGTACGGCTGATGAGCGGCACACTTATCCCCACCATGGTGCAGCCGGCCAATCCGTGGATTGGGGCATCGCAGTTCTACAAGTCGCAGGCGGATGCGTTGGCGCCGGCGGCCGCGGCTGCTGGCATCGGCAAAACGCAGGCGGAAACGGGCGAAACAACAGCCCGGGCCGGGTTGATCGGGGCCCAAACGACGGGCGCCAATATCCAGAACACGCTTGGCGGTCTGAACCTGCAACTCCAGGCGCCGATAATCCAACAGCAGATCGACGCTATCAGGGGAGCGAACCAACAGCAGGTGAGCCTGCCGTGGGCACCGCTGCAGTCCGCCGCTCCTGGTGCAGCATCGGGTGGGCAAGGCGGGGGCGCTCCTGGTCCTGGCGCTCCTGCGGGCTACCTCAGCGGCGGCGGGGGTGGTGGCGCGGCAGCCGCGCCTCCTCCGGTCACCACTGGCGCTGATGGCGTGATGGTCCCTGGCATGGGCATACCGATGCCTCGGCAGTGGTACATCGGCTATGTCCAGGCACAGGACAAGCCGGCCGCGCTCAAGCAAATCGCAGATAGCCGGAAAGCCCTGATCTCTCAAATGGTCCAGGGGACCATGGGGCAGAACGGCCAGGTCGATCCTCAGTTGTGGAATCAGGCGGTCGAGCAGGCCTACAACTCGGGCCTGATCACCAGCACGGATGCGTGGAACTACTATCAGCATCCCGAGCGGGCGACGAACGCGGTCAACGCGAACCTACCGGCGGGTGACCTGCCTGCCGTACGAGCCGCGCAAGCCGGTGCGACCAAAGGCGCGGAGGTCGGCGTCGAGAACCAGAACACGCTCGAATCGAAGACGATCGAGACGTCACCTGGCATCTACCAGCCGGTCACCAAAACCCGTGCGCAGTGGTTGCAGGATGGCCAGTCCTCGCTGCCGGTGGTCACGCCGACTACCGTGGCGCAAGCACTGACCGGAACTGAGCGTAGCGGTCCCAATGCAGTCAGCCAGAAAGGGGCGCGTGGCACGAGGCAGATCGAGCCCGGCACATTTCAGCGATACGCGCTTCCTGGTGAGAGTTTCGATCGAGAGGCTGATCGGGTACGAGCGTCGGACCGGGCGATCGATGATCTTTGGCGGAAGTACCCGAACGATCCGCAAAGGGTAGCTGTTGGCTACTTTTCTGGCCCGGGCAATGTTGCGCCGCCGGGGAGCTCGACGCCATGGGTCAATAATAACAACGATGGCAACATGGACGTGTCGCAGTACGTCCAGCGGTTCAATAAGAAGCTCGCCGGCGTTACCGGTGCCGCTGGAGGAGGAGGTGGCGGCGCAGGGAATGGTGGACCAACGGCTGGGGCTGCCGCGGTCGGGCCGCCGACGCCGACCAAAGGCCAGGAAACTGGCATGACCAATGACTTGAACATGGTCAAGGATGATCGGAATACGGTGCAGGACACGCAAACCAGCGCGCTTCGGGCCCAGTCAGCGATGTTCAATATTTACGATGCTCTAAAGACGCTGCCGGCGACAGGATCGGGGACTGGCGCTTTTGCCGCCCAACGAATGGCGGCGGCAAATGTTATCGCCACGATAGCGCCGGATTGGGCGCAAAAGTTCATGGCGGCCACAACCAATATTGATCCGACCAAAGTATCGGATATGCAGCGCTTGTACAAGGAGCTTTATACGAACACCGTCGGCGCAGAGACGTCTGGTCTGCCAGGGGCACGCTATGGTGCGATGCTGACGAAGTTCTTCCAGGACGCGACGCCGAACATCAACATGCAGGGTCCAGCGATTAAGGAAATGCTGAACATGATGTTGGTCGGTCAGCAGATGGTGCGGGACTACAGTCAGGGGGCCGCTGGTCATTTCAACAATTCGTATGGTGCTTGGCGTGCTGATCCTCTTAGCAATCAGTACACGCCAATGACTAACTTCGATGAGAAGTGGACCGCGCCGGGTGCAGTGAGTGCGCCGAACGTCTACGAAGGGGCGTCTCTCCTATTGAATGGTCGCGGATATGGCGACTGGTCCAAGGGCATGTCGCCTGAACAGCAGACCGAAGCTGTGCGTGTGGCGCACCGTGCGGATCCAGCATGGCGTCCGGTCCGTGGGCAGGGCAACTCGGCGCCGGCGGCTCCTGCTCCAGCCGCGCCGCCGCCTGCGGTTCCTCCTGCTGGGGTGACGGCCAATGCCGCCCCTGGATAGCGCTGCGGCCGCGCCGTTCGATCCCCTCGCCGCTGCTGGATTCTCGCAAGGCTCGGACGGCGCCTACCAGCCACCGGCGGCCGGACCGACGCAACAGCCAAGCCTCGTACCGGTCTACGGTCCGAACGGCCAGTGGATCGGCTACCAGCGTCCGTCTGGGTGGTCACCACCGGCCACCTCGCCTGAAGGGCAGTCTGGTGGTGGTGCGGCCACGCCTCCTCCAACGCCGCCTCCGCCGAATGCCGCGCCTACTGGTGTGGTGCCAGCGGCCGCGCCAACGGCTGGCGCCCCTCCTGCGAGCATCGAAGTCAGCCGCGGCGCTCCTCCGCCTCCGGCTTTTGATCCACTGGCGGCCGCTGGCTTTCAGCAGGCGCCGACGGGCGCGTATCTTGCTCCTGGCGAGCAGCCTCCCGCCGCGGCTTCTACAGAGCAGGCCGCGAAGCAGCTACCTGGGCAGGAGTTGAAGAACACCCCCTGGTACGAGCCGTTGGTGTCGAACATCAAAGGCGCGATCGGCTCACTCGAGCACGGTATGAGTATGGGCCTTGATGAGATCGTCGATCCCATCATCCCGGCGATCGTCTCGGCGCAGCGCACCGGCAAGCCTTTCACTCAGGCCTACGATGAAGAGGTGGCGAAGCAGCGTGTGCCGCGCACCGAGTTCCAGGCGGAGCATCCTGTTGCGGCGACTGCCCTCACCATGGCTGGTCAGGTGCCGGCGATGGTCGAAACCTCGCCGCTGTTCGGCACGGCCGGCCCTGGGGCATCCTTGGCATCGAAGGCAGCGACGCTCGGGCGCAACGTGGGCGCCTCCACGGCGGTCGGTGGTGGCACCGGCTTCACCATGACGGATGGCGACCTGGCGGCACGCTCGCGTGGCGCGGGCGAGGGTGCAGCGATCGGTGCTGCGCTCGGGCCTGTGGGCGACGTTGTTACAGGCATAGGCCGGGCTGTGGGCAGTCCCATGAAGGCGATTGGACCGCTGATCAACCCGGATGCTGCCGGTAAGCGTGCGGCCGGGCAGGTGCTGCGCGAGGCGGCTGGCACTCCTGCTCCTGTGATGCAGCCGTCGCCTACGGCCGGGGTATCACTGAACGCTCCGCAGGCATCTGGCAATCTCGGCTTGGCGTCGCTGTTGGACACGCTCAATGCCGGCGACGTGCCCGGCATGAAAGCCGAGCAGAGCGCACAGAACCAAGGGCTTCTGGCGGCGGTTCCCAGGTCGACTGCTGCGGCTACCGCTGGCGGACCGGAGCCGGCTGCTGCGGCGGCGTCAGCGAAGGTCGAGAATGCGGTTCGTGCGGCGGGGGACATCATCAAAACGGAGGAGCGGCGCGTCTGGAATACGCCGGCGCTGACGGATCCGAACGGCGTCTCCTCGCAAACGGCAAAGGACATGGTCGAGGCTGAGGTCCGCCGCATGATGCGGGAGGAGCCTGGCCTCGCTGACGTGCTGCACGATCCTGCCTTGATGCGCGTGCTGAAGGATCTGGCTGCGAAGCCGGAGAAGCTGGCGGCCAATCAGCTCAACGGCATCTCCAGCCGACTGCGCTCGCTCGCGCGTGATCCCAACAGCCCGGGCGATGTGAAGCTGGTCGCCACGCGACTGGCCAACGCCGTGCAGGAAGGCATCTGGAATGCGCCGGAGGTGGCAGGCCGCGCGCCGGTCCAGGCCAGCCAAGCGGGCGCTCCGGCTGCGCCAGCACCAACGCCTCCCGTGTCTCCAACGCAGGCTGCGATCACGGCCGGGAAAGCTCCGCGACGTCCCGAGACCCTCGTGCAGTTCCTGACGCGCAAAGGTGGCGTCCAGCCTGACCCTGATCTCCTGGCCGCCGGTGCCGACACGTACCACCACCGGGCGGGTGGCAGGCTGATCAACAAGAACGGGATGACCGTCCACGAGGCGCGCGAGGCTGCACGCGACGAGGGCTTCCCGTTGGGCAATGACGATCACGAACTGCGCAATGCGGTGGCTGAGGAGTTGTCGGGGCGTCCCATGCACAGGACGAACGACGCCAGCGACGTCGAGTTCTGGCGGCATGCTGATGCAGAGACGGCCGAACAGGAACGGCGCATGGCGCAAGGCCACGCTGCGGCGGCTGAGGCGGCGGCGCAGAACGGGGTGCGGCTGACACCCGAAGCGCAGGAGCATGCTGCCAGCCTCCTGGCGAACGACCCTGACATGCACCCGGAGGAGGCTGTTCGGCAGGCGGTGCAGGAGCAGGAGGACCGCGAGCTCGGGCAGAACGCGCAGCGCTCCGCCATGGGGCAGCCAGGTGTGCCGCTCGGCTCCTACACGCCGCCGCTGGGGACGCAGCAACTGGCGGAGGGTGTTCCGCCAAATCCGCAACTGGTCCGCGATCTGAAGGCTGCACGCGCGTTCACGCAGCGCGAGCACGAGATCATGGGGCACGCGTCGTTCGATAACATCCTGCGGCGCAACAGTCAGGGCAACGAGACCGGCGTCACCGGCACCGGCATGGCGCGCTTTTTCGACTTCGCCAACGGCGTCGAGAAACCCGGGGCGATCAGCAACGTCACGAAGTTCCTGGATGACATCCGCTCCGAGTGGCTGAGGCTCAACAACGCCAGTGGCACGAGGTTCGATCCGGCAACCGTGGCTCCCGTCATGCAGGATTTGGTCGATGGCACGCGGGATTACATCATGTCCAAGATGCTCGGACGTGTGTCGAGCAATGAACTGGACATGCAAGGCTCGCGGATGATCAACGCGGCGCAAATGTCGAAGTGGATCGAGACGAACCGCAACCTGCTGGAGCGGGCCGGCGTCTTCACTCCGTCGCAACTCGACGCGCTCGATAAGTTGGCGGAGACCGGACGGATGATCCAGCGCGGCTACAGCCTGGGAAAGGGCAACGGTTCACCGACGTTCACCCGGCTACTGGGCAAGTCGTGGCTTGATGCGTTCCTGTCGCCGGTGGTGTCCGCGATCACTGGTGCTGGCATCGGCGGAGCGATCGGCGGCGTGGTAGGCGATACCAGCCTCGGCGTCATACTCGGGGCGGAGAGTGGTGCGCTTGGGGCGCAGATCCTCCAGCGCCTCTACTCGGCCCCGCGCGCCGCCGCGATGGAATGGCTCAACCGCGGCATCCGTGATCCCCAGATCGCCGAGGATCTGATGAAGGCGGCCACGCCGAAGAGCGCCTCGCGGTTCTCGCCGGCGACAAAGCAGTGGCTGCGGTCCGCCTTGGCACTTCAGCCGGTCGCCGAAGCAGCCAGGCAGTTCGGCGTGCCAGCCAATCAGCAACAGCCGGAGGCAGTCCAATGAGCAGACCGTCGTTCAAGATGGTGAAGCCGAAGCTGCCGAAGTCGAACACGCTGGCCAAGGGCATGCGGGAGGCCGGTGTCACCTCGTCGTTTGCCTACCATCCCCCGACGCGTGAGGTGTTCGCGCCGGCGAAGCTGCACCGGCCGAAGGGTGGCAAGGGGCCGCACAACTGAGGAGCTGAGCGATGGCTGCCGTCGGCACGAGATTCGATACAACCAACGTCTTCTATGTCGATGCCAACGGCGTGCCAGGTGCGCGGTATCGCCTGTTCTTCTATGCAACGGGGACCACCACGCCGCAGGCGACTTATAGCGATGTCACTCTCTCGACACCGAACGCCAATCCGGTAGAGGCCGATGCCAACGGCTACTTCGGCAACATCTTCCTGATCCCGTCGAACGCCTATCGCGTCGATCTCTACAACGCGGCGACGACCGACAATCCGACCGGCGTGCAGATTTGGTCGTTGGACCCTGTCGGTCCCGCAGCAGGCGGTGCGCCGTCGAACACGGCTGGCATCATTGGGGAGGTCAGAGCGTTCGCCGGTCCGGCTGAGAACGTGCCGGCACAATGGTATCTCTGCTACGGCCAGGCGGTCAGCCGCTCCACCTTCGTCAGTCTCTTCAACGTAATCGGCACGACGTGGGGCATCGGCGATGGGACCACCACGTTCAATCTGCCTGACCTACGCGGCCGCATGCTGATCGGCAAGGACGATATGGGCGGCAGTGCGGCGAACCGGGTGACGAACGGGGTCAGCGGCATCACTGGCAATACGCTCGGCGCTGCTGGCGGCAACCAGAACTCTCAGGCGCATACGCACACGTTCAACGATC